TGAGCTATAATCAGCAAAGTCTGAATACATTTGTTCAACTAAAGATGTAGTAGGTACAACTATTAAGGCTTTTTGATTTGATTCCTCTAAGAATTTTCGAATCGCCAAATATATAATTAAGCTTTTTCCTGATGCTGTAGGAGATAATAATAAGGTTTTTCTATCTGAAAGTATTTTTTGATAAGCTTCTATCTGAAATTCATGTGGTGTTATTTCTTTACCACTTGCAGTTATTGGGCTGGGTATACTTGGATTTGTCTTATAGATCTCTCCAGGTTTGCCATATCTTTTATCTTCTTCGACTAATACAGCATATCCTCTGACTTCACAAAACTCAGAAAGATATTTAAAAAGTCCACAATAAAGAGTTCTTTTTCTTTGGTCAAAAAGACGGATTTTTCCATCCCACACGCGGTTGCGGTACGCGGGCATGAACTTATATCCAGGTACAAAGAAGCAAAAATGTTCAGATAATTCCCTTTGTATAGAAGGCTCACATTCTAGCTCTAAGAACGTTTCATTCTTCTTTTTGACTATAATATATTCCATTAGACTCCGCTAGTAAACTTCCGCCATTCGATCATGTTTTTAATTGTCTGTGATCTCCACTTAATATTATCTATGATCTCTTTTAAAGTAGCACATACTTCTTCAAGGTATTCTATTTTAGCCTGATGTTCTTGTATTACTGGATCTGAATCATAGAATTTATCCATATCGCCTTTTAAAATAGTAAGACCATTTAAAGGATCATAATCCCATCCAAGATCTTCTATTTCAATTTGGCTGAGTTTGCCATTATAGTGTAGGAATTTATTTTTGAGAATTACCTTAAAATCCATCTCAGCTTTTTTGAGTTTCATCCTATTAACTGATAATAGCTCTAGGTATTTTCCGTGAAGCTTTGCTGATTCTCTAGATGCTTCATCTAGGTTAAGTTCATCTATTGTGGAGTCTTTTTTCCACATTTCAAGTATTGTTTGTAAATTATTCATAGTACCTATTATACCGTAAAAAACAGGATTTGTAAATCCCTTTTACGATTTAAATTCAAAAGATGTATAAGCAAATGATATATCTGCTTGTACGTAGGAAAAGTCTATTTGTGAATCAAATGATATTGCCTGCAACGATGTAGGAAAAATCCCATTAAACTTAATCTCTTTACTTACATTGTTATGAGAGTTTAATACTAGAAGCGTTGCGTCTTCTTTTAGACCTTCTGGATCTGAAGAATTGATTGTGTTATGCATCCATTCAAATGTTTCGATATAGTTTTCAAAGTCTTCCATTATATTTACCCTTATTGTTAGATCTTCAAAACTAACTCTATCTCCCATTACAGCATGATTAACTCCTTTGTATGGGGTTGCTACTTGGTTTACTGTAAATCCCGGAAGTGTTACTGCAGTGCAAAAGTACTCTAGATTAGGGTATCTATTACTATTGATTTTAAACTGAAACCCAACTGGGCTTAAAAAGTTTTTATTTGTTGTTAATGTTGCCATGTTACTATTTATGTATTATATTATTTATACACAAAGAAAAGGGAGTCCGAAGACTCCCTTTAAAAAAGAGTATGACTCTGGATTACACCATGATGTCATCAACTCTGAAGATTCTGAAGTACTGGTTAGATCTGTCTGAACCAACACCATCAAGAGCTACGAATGGGTTTGCAACCATACCGTATCTTGTTTTGAATCCCATTCTTGGTTGGAAATCATTCTCACCAACGGCTTTAACCATTGTTAGTGGAACGTATGGGCAGTAGAATAAACCTGCGTCATATGGATTAGATCCTCTATAACCAACACAAACGAAGTCTACAGTTGAATATGGATCAATGTAAACTTTAACTCTTCCGTTAAGAACACCAGCAAAAGTATTACCTGTGTCATCAACGTTTAAGTTAGCAGAAAGTGCAGGTGTGTAATCTAACATACCAGCAGCTGCTAGAGCTGAAGCTACGTCTGAAGAACAAAGGATAAAGTTACCTTTACCTCTTCTTGTTTCTTTAGCAATTACGTTACACTCTCTTTCGATTTGCATGATTAAGCCTTTGAATCTCTCAACCATCCATCTTCCATCAGAGTCAGTATTAACATCAAAAATACCTGATGTAGCTGTTGAGCTCTGAAGAGCACCAATTTTAGCAGTTTTAAGAATTGTTCTAACAACTTCTCTGTTGATTTCTGCAAGGATCTCAGCAGATAGAATGTTAGCTAATTCGCCTTCTGCGTCAAGACCATGAATAGCTTTAAGGTCTTGAGCTAGTTCCATTGTGTACTCAGCTTTAAGAGCTCTTGACTTAGCAGTCACAGTTGATTTCTCAATTGTGAAAGCCATCTCGTTGAAAGAACCGTCTCCAGTTTCTCCAACACCGAGTCTTTCAGCAGCTGATGTGTCTAAACCACCACCGAATGTTGAAACTGTGTCAGCTTCGTCGGCGATTGTTCCGTCTGTATCAGCATCTGTTACACCGCTTAATCCTGTTGGATCAGCTTGGTGTGTACCAGTTCCAGAGTGTGAAGTATCAGCTTCATCAAATAAAGCTTCTGATCCACTTTGTGAACCGTATTTTGATTTCATTGCAAAGATTAAACCAGTAGGTCCGCTCATTGGCTGAACTCCGGCTACGTCGTATGCAATCAAGTTAGGCATTGCTCTTCTGACAAGAGAAATCAATACTGGGTCGAAAGTTCCAATGTTATTTGGAGCTGAACCAGAACCGATATTGTTAGCAGCAGCTGCTTCGGAAATGAAATTCCCTTGCATTTGTGCTCTCTCTTCTCTTAAAGCAACTTCTTGGTTTTCTAATAGTCTAGCTGTAACAGCTTTTCTATATTTGTCGGAAATAGGATTTACGCCATCGTGATCGAGGACAGGACCCCATTTTTCCATTAATTGTGCGTCTGCATTAAACATTGTGTTTTCCCCTATGTTTAAAAGTTACTTATTAAATTTAGTTATAGCTTGAGTGTATCTAGACATAGACTCTGATACTACTGACTCGTCAGCGTTATCTTCACCTAATAGACTATCAACTTCGTCAACTGATTCAGTAACTTCACCTTTGAAGTATGACTCTTTAACAGTTTTTACTTTATTTTCAAAAGTTTCTCTGTTATCGAATTCGATATCTTCTACTAATGATGCTAATTTCTCAGCTTCTGTTTCTGCAAGCCCTTCAGACTGTTCTCTAACTACTTCTTTACGCTCAAATTCTTGAACTGAAGAGTGTAGTTTGATATTGTCTTCTGTGGTTTTGTTTAAAGTTTCTTCAAGCTCATTAACTTGCTCGTTGAGTTCATCAACTAAGTCAACTTTACCTTCAGGAACTTCGATGTAGTGCTCTTTGAACACGCTCTGTAAAGAAGTCATAAATTCTTCAGCGATTTCAGTTCTAAGACCGTTCTCAACTGCTAATTCATTTTCTTTCATCCAATTTTCAACTACATAGTCTAAGTAAGAATTTACTTTTTCTACTAAGTCTTTCTGAATGTCAGCAACTTCTTCTTCAAGATTAGAAGCATATTCAGACTCTAGTCTGTCAACTTCTTGTGTTAATTTTGAAGTTAACACTGCTTCGAAGATTGTTCCAGCTTTTTGCTTGAATCCATCTGATAATGTAGCCTCTTCTGAAATTAAAGCGTCTAGATCTTCGTCATAGTCAATAGCTTCGACTTTAGCTTTTACTTTTTCACCGTGTTTTTCATCGGCGCCTTTACCTTTAGGTTGCCCTACTGGCTTAGTAGCATTAGCTGCGTCTTCAGCTGACTTAACTGAATCTTCTTCTTCACCTTCATCGACTTTAACCATTTTAGCAAAAAGTTTTTGAGCATCTTCTTTTCTAGCAGATTTGAGCATATCTACTGCGGCTTGAATTACACCAGCTTTAGTTTTTGGTACGTTGACAGGTTGAGCTGCTTCAGTTTTCACTTCTTCGTGCTCTTCTTCCTCTTCGTCTTCGTGTTTACCTTCTTTAGCTGCTTTTGCTTCTTCTAGAGACTCTTGAGATTCCTCTTCTTGACTCTCTTGAAGCTGCTCTTCTTCCTCAGTAATGCCTTCTTCTACTACTTCTTCTTGATTTAAAATAGTGTCTTCTGACATAATTTTCTCCTATAATTGAGAGTTTAATTTAGAGAGGAAATTCTTAAAAGCTTTAATCTCTACTTCAGGTAATCCCTTAGCAGATGTGCTTTTAATTTCAGTCTCAATTTCTTCAATGTCTCTTCTAGCAATGATGCCATTGTTCCATACCCATTCTACTCCTTCCATAACTCCATTAACGAAAGCACTAGGGGCAGATGGATCTTGAACTATATCTACGGTAGCTAACATAAAGTCATTACCGACATATTGTACACCATTTTTAGATACGAGACTTCCCATACCACGACTTGATACACCAAGCTTAACACCACCTTCGAGCAAACCTTCAACGATTTGTCCCATAGGGGTCTTAAGAATTGATGCTTTTCCTACAACATCATTTCCCTGCCAATGCAGATCTGTGATTTTGTGTGAAACCTTATCCAGGTTAACTGTTGGTCCTTCTGGATGATTTAACTCTCCAACAGCTCTTCCTGTTTTGACTTGTTCTGTGACGTATTTTTCTACAGCGCTTTCAAGCGTTTTCTTTTCGTAGATACGTCCATTTTTGTTCTTTTGATTTGATTGCATGAATACGCCTTCGATGAAATAGCTTTTAGTACCATCTTTCTTGGCTTCTGCAATGACTTCGAGTTCTTTTTCTACGTATTCCGTTATTAGTTTCATTAGCTTTCTTCTTTTTCTTCTTTCTTACGCTGAACTAATCCTGATGCTACTTCAATTTTTTTAGCATCAAGTGCAGCAGTGAGTTTATCAGCCATAAGAGTGTTAAACTCTTTGTTTGCGTTAATATTGTCACCATCTTGTAAGTTCTTAACTAAGTTTTCAACTGTCATAATTTATTATCCTCGTATAGTTTATTTATAAAAAAATGATTTCTAACCGAATCTAGGATCATCTGGATCTGGCATATCCAGCTCTCCAGCTTTATTCTCTCTATCGATTTCTTGTTGCATTTTTCTAATATCAGCTTCTGTGAATCGTAAGATGTTCTTTTGTACCCAAGCTTTAGATACGAAAGTACCCATATACTCATCGAGAGACGATAACATCTCGAACCTTTCTCGTATCATTTCTGATTCTTTAAGCTCTGAGAAGTAATTATCTTCGATAAAGTCAAAGGTAATCTTTTCTTTCCACGATTTCCAATCCTCTTTAGTGATAACACCTTTTAAGAGTAATTGGGTTTTAAGTAGTTGCATGAATAAGTCAGAGAATCTCTTTCTTAATCTATCAACAAATTTCTTAAACTTAACTTCGTCCCTTGTAATCTCTGTTGTTCTTCCTAATGTGTAAGAAGATTCTTGTTCTAATCTATCAGTAGGGACATTTAAACTTCTATATAGTTTCTTTTGGAAATATAAGATATCATCAATTTGACCTAAGTTTTCACCACCTGGTAGTGTTGATATCTCTGTTCCTCTTCCACCTTCTCTTCTTGGTAGGAAGAAGTCTTCCAACATTGACATATGCTTACGATCATCTTTGATATCGCCTGTCTTAGCATCATATACCAATTTGTTTCGATATTGGTTCATAATACCTCTTAGGTATTCTTCTGCCTTACCTTTTGGTAAGTTACCAACATCAATATAAAAAATTCTTCTTTCTGGAGCTCTTGATATACGATATATTACCAATGAGTCTTCCA